AACTAACATATCTCCTGGTTTTAAATCTACTTTAATTCCTTTATCTTTAGTAGGTGCATAATTTTGAACTTGATGAATACCTTCTTTTGGACCAAAAACGTGTCCAGCTTCAGGATTAGGATTTAAATAAATAGGCCAATCATCACCACCTAGATTCATAGTAGTTGATATTTCACAACTAAATCTATCTTTGTGTCTTTTTAATTCATCACCTTTTTTATAAATTCTTGCATATGTATAAGCTGGATATAATTTAAGCCCCGTTACTTCTTCCATTTTAGGTTGACATTTAAGTAACAAAGTTTCCATAGCTATATTTGCGTACTGACTATAAGTTTCTGGTATCTGTTCATCTCTACCTTCGTAATGACCTATAATATTTTCAAATGGTGAAAAGTATCTTGCTTGTCTACAGGTATCATAAACTTGTTTTTGCATACTAAAATAGTTTGCAACAAAAGCTGCTAGGTCTTTTGATATTGCTTGACGTATAACTGTATATTTTTTCTTTTTAAACATCTTTAGCCATTTCTTTTGGCACTGCTTGTATGTTCCAATGTATAAATCTAAAAGGCTCTTTACCAAAGTCTACACTAAACTCGTGTTCTAAATAACCTGGAAATATAATTAATGTACCTGGTGTAGGTTTAAAATGTATTAGTTCAGTTCCACCCCACACACCTTTAATATCTGATTTCATTTTTAATTTAGTTGCACGTGCCCCGGTCCTCGGTTCGTGAAATACAGGATAAGATGTTTTATCACTACACTTTAAAAAGTAAAAACCTGATACGTGTTGATTCCAA